AATTTGTTTTTCTATGAAAGTTCTTCTCTTGAGAATTTTATTCATTCGATTAATCCTACCTCTCTTTTTTAACTTTGAAGCTTGAATATCTAAATCTTTAACAATTTTTAGTACCATAGTTCTGCCTTTCTGTAGAGTTAGTCTTTCAGCAGATTTGGAAAGGCCTCCTCTATTACAGGTCTTGATAGACCTTTTATTTTTTCTTTATTAACCATTGAAATAACTAGCTTAGCATCTTCTGGATGTACACCTTCCAAAATTCCTATGAATATAGATTCTCTCTTGACTGGAGGCATCTTGTCTCCTAGACCTCCTTTAGCAAAATATCTAAATTTTCTATTTTCTCTGAGTAGATTTGTTGGGTGATTATGAGCTGCAGATGCGTTATATGGTGGAGCTCCTTCAGGTAGATTCCAAACTATTGTAGAATCTAGTGAGCCTCTTATTACATCTTTTAAAGCCCATGATTCGTTTTCTTTTAAAACACGGACTTTTTCATCGCGGGTGCGAGCCTTGGTTACTTCTTCAAGGACTTCAAAAACATACTGTTTCATGAAATAAACTCCTGTACACTTTCAATCAAATTATTACAACGCTTGGTAACTAAGTAGTTAAATGTCTTAAACTTATTATTCCAAACGTCTTGCCTTATAAAACTATTTATAATCTCTTTTCTTAGATCTTCTGGAGTTTCAGTGAGATCAATTAATTTTTTATTTCTACAATAATTACGGTACCAAGATGCTGCGTATAGCAACTCGCCTTCCTCAAGATCTTCTATAATAGTATCTATCTTTTTCTGACTTACAGGCGTTTGTCTAAATCCTTCGACAAATACATTATCGTCTGAAAATATATTTGGAACGCCATCGCCCTTATCACCTTTGATGATATGCGTTTGTAGATACAACCTTGGATTTTTCTCTACTAATTCTTTTTTAAGAAGTGGTGAGTATTGTCTTACAAACTTATACTTTTGTAGTTGTAAGAAGTCTCTATCGGAAGATACTATCATAATCTTTTCTGGATTAAAATCATTGTTTGGATCTGGATTCATAGTAACTATAGTACCTATGATGTCATCAGCTTCACAACCATCGACATGAATAACTTTATAAGGAAAGTTTTCAGCAATCTCTTCCCTTACCATATTAAGTATTCTAAACGCTTCGTTCCAGTCAAAAGAAGATTTATCTCTATCTTTTTTTCTACCAGCTTTATATTGTGGAAAAGCTTTTCTACGCCAGTTGTTTGGTCCATCAACCGCTAGAACGAGTTCGCCATATTCGTCTTTAAACTTAGTACGGTACATTCTTAAAGAGTTAAGTATCATATGACGAATTAACTGCTCATCAAAAGTTTTATTAATAATAATACTTGCGAGAGCGATACCACTGTAATCAACAATAATCATATTACGTGCCTCTTATAAACATATACATCCCACAGTGTAGCATTTTTGATACCACCTACTGGACTACCAAAACTTGTGAAACCATTAATTGGTTTTCTACCTTTCTTTTCGACTCTAAATTTCATTGTAGGAGAACTGCACGCTCGTACAACTGCCTTAACCATTTCGTATTGTTCCATGTCGTCAGGATTTTTTGGATCGAATCTGCCAATCCAAGAGTCTGATACTCGATTGTGTTTGCCAATGTGAATACCCATATTAAACGCCTTTCATAATATAATCAAATTTTAAAACTGGCTCGCCAGTAACGCCCCAAAACATTTCAGTTTCAGCAAGAGTCTTTTCAGCATCTTCCTGAGTCATGTAATCGGTATACCTATCATAAGGTTGAATAAAACCTTCTGACTTATCGATTGAACCGACATACCAGCCGGCTGCTGATGCCATAACAATTGGCTCAGATATGCCACTAGTATTAAACTTAATATTTTTGGTATCTTTTAGTATCTTCATAACAACTCCTATTTTTTTATTTTGATAGTTATATTATACACTATTTTTTTGCATTTGTAAACAAGTTTTCACTTAACATGTTAAATGTTTTGCGTGTATCCTACAGCCAATAAAATTATTAAAGTAGTCGTCTCTGAATAAAACGTTATTATCAAACTGTAACTTTGCTTCGTAATAAGACATTTCTCCTTTTGTCTTACAAAGTTTTAATATTTCTCTTTTGAATTGGTCTTGTCCATTTGTTTCCACAAGGTTGCGTACTTCATTGGAGGATCCGTAATATTCTTTCCAGTCTGACTCGACGCGCGTGCGTACGCGTCTCTTACGTGTTTTGGTGATGGGTAGTGTTTTAGGTTTCCAAAAGTTCTTCTTTCCAATATACTTTTTGTTGGAATGAACTTCGGTGAGTTGATATACAAAGCCTTGATACTCCTCTGGCGTATCTTCAAATGTTACATTATTATATGTCCACGTCATCTACTTCTTTAGCTTCAGCTCTCCTACCGCACATTGGGCAATACTTTGGTTCTTTATACGCAGCTACGTAAGAAGTCTCATCGCATTCTTCGCATTCTATCTGGTAATCTTTCAAGTATACTTTCCTTTCTTTTATTAGAAGCAGTTGACCATTCAGCAATCTCTTGTGTAGATCGACCACAGCCAATACAGAAATCGTCTTGTAGCGTACATATTTTTATACAAGGTGAAACGACTTTAGAAATCGATTTCACACGCGCCACCTGCACAGGCGGCTGCAGCGAGTGTATCAACATCGGTATACTTTCTTTCTTTTATATCTTCTTTCCAATCTACGGTCTTAAGTGTAGATTGTATCTTATTCCATTTATGAAGTAAGTACGCGTCTTTCAAACAGTGTTCTGCTTGAACACTATCTGAGTTTAAATAGTTATCAGCAAACTTTCCAAATCTTCTTATCCAATCTCTTTTCATTGCATTCTCTGAAGATTCTAAAGATAAATCTTCTCCAAATCCGTTTGCTGTAGAACATGCATCCCACAAGTTATTAAAACATTTAAGTGCATCTACGACCATGCCAGATGCGAAGACAGCGGCGTTGCCGTACTTCTTAACCATATCTTTTGCTGTTATGACTGCAGTGTTTGGAGCCTGATTGTAGTCTTTATCGCCTGACATAGATAAAAACGAGATTCCAGCAAAAGCATCTCTATTCTCATAGACGTACTTTTCTACTTCGTCCCAGTCATCTACGATAATAGTATTTGACACATTATGTCTTACACCTTTATCTGCACATAAGTCTTCGTTAGTGCCAGCCTCTACCCAATACTTCTGAGCTTTCTTAACAAGTTCAAGATGCTTAACTCCTAATAAGTTATCTTTATACATTGAACCTTTCTTTGGCAATATTGGAAACGATACAACAACATCAGTTCCACCAGCAGACCATACAGAATCTTCGACCATGTATGGATTTGTCTTCATAATAGCTTGAGTTATCTCAGATTCTTTATTCATCTGCACGTTTCTAATGTACATATCAGAATGTTCGGCATGAATACCGGAAGCAGTTTGTAATAATACTGATGCGTTACCACTTGGCTTAACGCAAGTTGTTCTTGCTGCAGGATTAATCTTAATGACTTTTGCAACTTCTCTATTTACTTCTTTAACAATCTCTGCGCCTTTCTGCAAGATTTTCTCGTTAAAAAGAATATCAGGATTATTCATCCATCCAGTAATTGAAACTCCAAGTAAAGCTTCTCTATCAAAAATAAGTTTTGAAGTATCAGTTAGAAACTTGAAGTCAGTGTACCCTGCTTGTAGGGTACCGAGGATAGACGCTGCTCGACATGCCTTATAAAAGTCTTCCTCGGTATTGCATTTGCCTCCGTTGATTTCAGTTAGGTTACAACCTTGCCAACCTGACTTTTTATTGATCTGAGGATACATACCAATCTCAACACATGGATTAGTAGTATGCTCTTTTGATTCAACGAAGACGAACCCGGGTTCGCCAAATTGCTTGACAGATTCCATTATCTTGCCAAACTCTTCTGGAGTGGTCTCGTCTCTTACAATAACTGCAGAGTTATTTGACCTGCCTCTTTGGGGATTTTCCATAAACCAATTTCCAGTCTTTGCGTTCATCATCAGCTCGTCGTCTGGAGAAAACAAACAAATCGTTGCTGACCTTCTCACTCCTCCTGACAACACAGCGTCAGCTGCGTGCATGGTGATGTCATATGCATCGATTGGCTTGATTGCAATTGGCTCTTTCGAATCTAATACAATACCTTGTAATAAAT